AGCACGCCACCCCGATTACACAGTGGCTATTGGAAATAGCCGCATTCTTTCTATTGGGACCAGTCTCACGCCGAAGCAAACTTCCGCGCCCCAAATCCGGGCTCGTAACGGCCTAATTGCCGCACCCATTCACGCGACCTTCTACGTGATCGGAGCACCCGCCCATTGAAGGGAATTAGGAGCTGGATCCAAGTAGTAGCGCGCAGCCTTTGCCAGAGCTTTAGAGCGCGTTCGCATCGCCAGCAACTCCTTCGGCGGTAAAGGCTCCCCCGGCGTAATAGTGAAGCCCAGTTTAATATCGGCATGCCCATAAAAATGGCATCGACTATCTATTACGTCCGCACCTTCAGAACGAACAGAACCAGCAGTTAGCGCGGCGAGGCCACTGTAAATTTTCTTCTGTCCCAAGTTCTGTAGGGCAAGCGCTCGTGCTTTGCAACCGTCCGAACCGATTCCACAATGCCTCATTACCGATACTTCATCGGTGTCCGGCGTCGGCTCAAACGCCTCCGGCTTTATCTTGCCCTTACTCGACACATGAAAGGGCGTGCACATGCCGCGAACAATAGTTTCGGCATTTTCAATTTTAAGCGGCAAAACCATATACAGTTTCTTGGCTTATTTTTATTTCCGCAATGGTATCCCACGCCGCATTGAACTGTGGCGTGGCTCCAGTCAATGGATACAAGAGCTCCGGAAAAATCTCATCAGCCTCTCCGCTGAAAAGGGCAGGCTCAAAATTCTCGATAACAAGATACCCCGAATATTTGGTGTTCCCAATTTCAATATAGGCTTCGGAATCAGGAAAATCCCATGACAGGCCTATCGTACCGGCTGACTTTGGCGAAACTTCAGGCACAGGTAGATTCGAGGCATAAAACAATCCACAAGCACGCAACGCGGCGGCGACGGCCAAATCTCCAATGGGGCAGGCGCCATAACCATCCCAGTCCGACTCAAGCGATGCCAGATTCGCAATCTCGTCAACACATCGCTCCCATGCCTCGAAAAGACTCACGCGAATTTCTGGCACCTGTTGATAAAAAATGGATTCCTGCACGCTATAGTCTGTGGGTGACTCGGAAGCCGACCGCATCTCAAGCGCTGCAAAATGTTTAGATAAAAATTCGTAGGAATTCATTATTCCGCCTCCTCAATAGGCGAAAGCAAATCCTCTATCGGCTTCGTCGAATTGACAAACACATCATGAATAATCATTCGTGCCGAATCAAATTCGGCCATGACTGCTTCGACAGTCGGAGCCACGACATCCTTCGAAGTGACTACGTTATCCATCAGCACGGCTTCCTGCCCATTAACCGTTGCATCCCCTGTACTGATATGCATCACTCGATTTTCTGCGAGTGGAATGCTAAGGAGCAACATCGGCTTAATTGGACGAGATTTGTCCATCTTAGCATTTACAGAAGGGGGCAGCGAGACGCGAAACCCAAGCATTTCCAAAAACTCTGAAGCACCCTTCCCCTGCGTCAGATTGCTATGAAACGCGTTCACATACCGGAGTGATGCAACAGCGAATGGCTGTTTGACCGCATCTCCGATGCGGCTCTTCAGTAGCGCATCAACCCCAAGCTCTACAACCGGGCGAAACGACTCCCAAGTTTTGTATGGTGGGGTGATATTCGCAGAGAAGAGTCCAACTCCTAAGCTGAAAAGACTCGCCCCAGGTGTGATGTCGGAACGCCGAAATCGGTGAGTTGCCTGGAATGGAACTTGAATTCCCCCGCCCTGAAACATTCTCTCCGTCAAAGTATAGCCCGCAGAAGCCACAATTCTCCCAAATGAGTTGGCCATGGTGTCATGCTCACTTAGGAGGTGCGCGTGCGCCAGCGGCACACCAGGCACCGGATGTACCGGATGTACCGGCACAACGGAAGGTGTCCCCCACCGTAGCTCGGCAACCAGTTCTATGAGGGGCGCGTTCTCGAATTTCATTGTTCTCTATCGGACGTGCGCTCGCAATGTTCGCTTGTCAATGGAATTTTGCAGCAGGCAGCACCAATATTAGCGAAATCAGGGAGCTTTTGGTGGCTTTTTACCCCTATCTGTCACCAATATCGACGAGAAACGATTTGCCACGTCGCGTTAGCTCCACGGCGCGACCACCGATGAGAATACGTCACGCAAACGAGATCACAAGCCTCTTTCCACATGCTGCGGCATATCTACGCAGCGTTGCAAACGACGGAGAGTGCTTTTCGCTCGACAGCGACGCCTCAAGCCGGGAGACAGCCGAGGCCGTCGTTCCCATGCGCTCAGCAACCTGCGCTTGCGTCAAGCCGGCCTCTTGCCGGGCCGCCAGAATAGCCCGCAACACACTGTATTCATCATCCAGCGCGTCATAAGCTTCTTTGATGCCACGCTTTGCCAGCAGGCGCTCTGTATCATCCACCGTGTGCGGAACCGGATTAAAACCCTCAGCACGCTCGCGCGTCGCTGCCACCTTAGCCATTACGTACCTCGCTCAAACGTGTTCGGGCGGTCCGCAGCTCATTCTGCGGAGTTTCCTGCGTCTTCTTCACAAACGAATGCAACACAACGACATGCCGCCCCACATGCGTGCAGTAGAACACACGCCCGATACCCTCCCTACCCTTTGGGCGCAACTCAAACAATCCGTCCCCCATTGCCCGAGAATGCGGCATGCGCAGGTCCGCGCCGAACTCCTGCATCAAATCCAGCAGCCTGAGATAGTCGGCCAAGATCCCGGCCGGCAACGCAAAGACGCCGCGCTTGACACGCTCGTTGTAGTAGACGACTGTCCAATTTTGTTTCATGTTAGCAAATTTGCTATATCGCTGCAATTCGGGCCGCTGCCTTAGAGCGGTAGGAGTTTCTGCACCGCCGCGCGTCCGTGATCGGGAGACAAATGGGCATAGCGCTCAGTGACTGTGATGGAGGAATGCCCCAACAGATCCTTGACCACGTATAGCGAAACGCCCTCCATGACGAGCCAAGAGGCGAACGTGTGCCGCAGATCGTGGATGCGGAAGTTCTCGATTCCGGCACGTGTGCACGCCGCGACAAATCCTTTTTGCAGAGTGCTGATTCGCCTTCCCGAGTCGGAAGCAAACACCCAGTCAGAGTCGGCGCAATGTCGCGTCACCCAATCGCGCTGATCCCTCAGCGCCGACAGCGCGCCGCTGTTTAGCGGTACCAACCGACGCTTGCCGTTCTTCGTGTGCTCGCATTCGAGCTGAAGGTGCGAGCGCTCGAAATCAACCCGGCGCCACTCGAGCGCGAGTAGTTCGTTCTTCCGACACCCCGTGCTCAATGCGAGGCGCACAAAGTTCGAGAGATGCGGTTTGCGTGCCGTTGCCCCAGCCGCGAAAATCAGCGACGACGCTTCGCCTCGTGATATCCAGCGGACACGCGACTCTCCACCATCAAGGCCGAGGCTCTGCACCGGGTTCGGCAGATGGGGATAGTCGTGCTCGGTCCGCACGAAATTGATAGCCGCCGACAAGAGCTTGAGCTCACGCTTCACCGTCGATTCGCAAACACCATCCACGAGCCGAGCGGACACATACCGCCGAACGTCGCCCCGCTTCAATTCCCGCAAATCGCGGCCGCTGAAATGCGGTTGTAGTCGCTGCAAGGAGTACTGATCCCGCTCCTTGCTACGGTGCTTCTTCTCCGACATGTAGATTCCGATTACTTCCTCAAAGACCATTCCAAACGCCTCTGCGTCATTGATCCAGCGAATATCGGTTGAACTGTTCAGCTCTTTAGCACAATGTCCGAATCAGCCTAGATTTGATGTCTTTCACGCCTAATTTTCGCGAGTCGAAAGCCAGAACACTCCCAACTCCTGCCGCCAGAACGCTTGACAGCGATCCAACGTCGCGCCGGCGCGCAACGCGGCTTCGAACGCAGTTTTCAGCGCTTCCGCGGGGTCGTTCGAGAGAATGTGACCAATCGGCATGACTTCCGGCACGACAATGCCGCGGCTCGTCCAGTAGCGCTTTTCGTTGAGCGCGTGCTCGGCGAAATCCTTCGTGATGTACTTCGCGAGATACGACGCGAGCTTGTGCCGCAAGCCCTTTTCCTTGAACGGGTTGCGCACGTTGATCTGCCCGTTTCCGATGCCGACGATGCTTTGCCAGATCGAGCGCAGAACGCGATAGTTCTGCCGGCCCTTCACCGCGACATGCAGATGCCATGCTCCGCGCTTCTGCCGCTCCGCGACGGCGACATACTGGAAGCTTCCCAGCGCGCCGAGACGCCGCCGCAGCCTGTCGAAATCGCGCTTGAGCCGCGCTTTGTCGAGCATGTTCTCCCGATACGTCAACGTGATCATTCGATCCGCTCCAATCGCCTTGCAGCGCAACCGCACCTGTTGCTTCGCACGCTTCGCCGCGTCCATCAAGTTCGATTCGCTGTTCTCCGACTCGCCACGCTTCGCCTTTGGGATAGCCCACAACGACTGTGCCCCCACGTACCGATCGAAACGTGTCGCCGTCACCTCGACCTGTCCGTCGCCAAAGTTCCGACCACGGACAACCCACTCCCTACGAAACGGCGAGTAGTCGCCTATACTTGTGTCGTGCATTGCAACTCGTCCTTGTAGTGCACTGCTTCACAAAGCCCCGGTCGTTCCCGCGATCGGGGCTTTCCTTTTTCTGGACCGTCTTTCTGTCCTGGCTCGATGCGCTCGTCAGCGTGTCGTATCCGTTAAGTGTCCCTGATACAAGTTTAGGGGCCGCGCTGCGCGCGGCCCGCCCGGCGCGCTCTGCTGCGCTGGGCGAGCCGCACGCAGCTAACCCCCGCTCCCTCGCTTCCGAACCGCCCTCGCCTCCGCTCCACGCCCCGGCAACGCGCGCGCCGCGGCGAGCTTGCAAAGAGATGGGCGAACCCACCGCACTGCCTCCGTTCACCGACCTCGCGAGCACCCGCTACTCGGTCCGGCGGGCCGCGCTGAGCCGCGCGACAACGGCCCGGACTCCGCAGCGACGCCGCCGCTCTACCTCGCTTCGATCACGGCCGGACACTCCCGACGCTGGACACCGCCGCCATACCACGCTGACTTACAATCTCGATCACTAAAACAACCGAGGGACCAAACGATGAGCATCCACGATCGCGACTGGTATCGCGAGGAATACAAGAAGAAGGAGCACCTGTTGGAGCAGGGCTATACGCCCCCGAGCACGGCTGCCGCGAGCGCATCGCCAGTCCCACCTCGCCCCAACGCTCCTATCACCACACACACGCTTACGTGGGTCAAAATCGCGGCGATAGCGCTGGGGGCCGGGGTAATCTCATACCTCGTCGTCTCGGTCATCCTCGACTACCTCTGAGCGCCGAGCCTGATCAAATCCGCTGCACCTGCAACACCAACAAAACCTCCGTGCGTTGCCTCGAGCTGGATCGACCATCGAGAAAGCTCGGCAGCCACGCATAGCCGCTGCGCGCCGTCGCATTGCGGTCCTGAATCAAGCCGCCCAACACAACGACCTCGCCGTCCTTCAATCGCGTCACGGTCTGTAGCTGTCGCGTGTTCTTCGTCGGCGACGTGTCGACGCCGGTTTTCGTCGCGACGAAATCGGAGATCTCCTCACGCACCTTGAGCTCGATTACCTCGCGCATGACGGTCGGCTCAACGTCGAAGATCAAGCCCGCGTCCTGATAGGTGATCGACTGAACCGGCGTGCCGGTCGAGCCTTGGTAGCTCACGCTCGATTGCGTCGGCACCTGTTGCCCAACGTTCAGGCGCACGCGCTCGCCGGACACGATCCGCACGTGTGGCGCGCTGACGACCTTGAATCGCGAATCGGCATTCAACGCCGATATCGCCGCGTCGACACCCGGGCCCGTGAAGCGAACGGCGCTCGCATCCGACGACGTATCACCGCTCGACACGCGAAGCTGGCCGCTCAACATCCGAACCGCGATGCTCCACGCCGTGTTGGTCGAATCGGTGTTCGCCACTTCGTACACCCAACCGCGAACGACCACCTCGCTCGGCACCGTGTCGAGTTCCGGCACGACCTTGCGCAACAGCGCGACTTCATCATGCGAGCCCACGATCACGAGATCGTCGCCGCGCGCCTGCACGCTCGTTTCAACGGGCATCGCGGGCACGTCGCCAGCTGGCGCCGCGGTTTCGCCGGGCACCTGTACCGCGCCGACTGGTTGCGACGGCACGCTGACGGGCGACATCAAAGGCATCGCGCGCGCGCCGATCATCGGCTCGATGAGCGCGCGCAGATAGTCGACGCGGCGATAGCGCGGCTTGTAGACGAACACGTCCTGATCAACCTTTTCGCGCGCCGCGCCGGGCTTCTTCGTCACGTAGTCAACGCCGTTCCTCGTCACGACCTGAAAGCCGAGCGATTCGAGGAAGTCGCCCATGACCGTGCGCACGTCGCGATTCCGATCGTCCAGGCGGAACGACACGAGCCGCCCGTCGCTCAGCACATCCGGGCCGAGCACGTAAGGCGTATGCATCGCCTCCTGATAGATCAGGTCGACAATCTGCGCCACCGTCACGAACCGCAGATCAAACGACGTGCCGGCGACGTGCTTCAACGGTGTCAACGTCGGTGCGGCGGCCGTCAGGCTGGCGTCCGCCGGCAGCATCGGCAACGGAGGCACCACGCCAAAGGCCGCCACCGAATACGCCATCGCCGTCACAATCAGCACTCCGTATCGCTTCATTGCATGCCCCCGCCTTGTTCTGTTTTACCGGCGTGTGCGCCGGTCCAAGCGCCAACGGTCTTTCCGTCGACATCCCCCGTCAGCAGCATTCCTTCGCCGCTGAATCCCGCCAATGACATCGGGCGCAACCGGCCATCCGCCGCAACGAGCACCACATAGCCCACGCCTTCCGTTACGTAGCGCCCGGCAATGCGCCAATCGGACGAGAGGGGCGCGGCCGACGCGCGCTCAGCCTTCGCGGGTTGCGGCGACTGCGTGGGGGCGTCGGTTCTTTCGTGCTCGGCTTCCGACATGCCGGGCGTCACCCCGAAGCCGTCGCGCGCGCTGTAGAAGAACTTCACCGAGCAGTACAGCAACACGCCCAACGCGATCGGCACGACGAACAACGCCTTGGGCACGACCGCCTGTTTCTTCGTGTGGACTTCGGCGCTCGTGTAGAGCTTGAACACCTCGCGCGGATACGCCCATTGCCGTTTCACCGCGTCTTTCAGGCTGCTTGGATTGTGGCAATGGTCCCACTCGTAGAGCATCGCGCGCTTGAGCCCAAACAGGTTGCGCACGTGGATATGTCGCCCGACCAGATCGCGCACCGTCTTGCTGATCCGCTGCGGATGCTGCGTGATGAGGATGAAGTCGACGCCCTTGTGACGATGCACGTGCAGTTGCTCCACGTCCGGCGTCGGCTTTTGGCTTACCGTCGTCGGCGGATAGATGCGTTGTGCCTCATCGACCACGATCAGATCGTGCGCTTCGGCCTTTTCGTGCCATTGGCGTAACCAAGGCTCGTCAATCTCGACGTGCTCGATTGCCAGATCGCGAATGCCGTCGACCAGCACGCGACGCCCCTTCGAGATCTTCGTCAACAACCAGACCGCATGCAGCGTCTTCCCGCTCCCCGGAACCCCTGTGATCAACGTGATCATTTGCCGAACACCATTTTCGTTGTGGAAGTGAGCATGTAGAACGACACGCGCGCCGAGAGCCCGCCGAGCACATACGCGATGCCGTCGCCCACGCCACCGAGCGCGAGCACGTTCGCGATATCGGTGCTCAACCCGCCGACGCTCGCCGTCATCCACTGCACGACCTGAGCGAACGCCAGATCGATTCCCGTCACCGTCACGAAGCCGATGCCGAGTGCGACCAGTACGCGCGTGACGATCGGCCCGACCAGCGACACCAGTAGGCTTGCCCAGCTCATGCCGCCAGCCCCGTCACGAAGATGACGCCAGCGAGCAGCGCGCCCAGCAGCAGCACCAACGGGCGCAGCTTCAAGGCGAACTCGCACAGCGGCTCATAGCTGAACGAAAGCTCGCCGCCGAACACCACCACCCGCTTCGGCTCCGGGCAAACGCCCTTGGTCAAACCGATTGAAAGAGGCGACAACGAAATGCGCTTCGCATCGCTGTTCACCGCCACATCCGATGCGCTGCCGAGCGGCGCGCACGCCGACGCCTCGGGATGCAGCGCGCATATGTCGTCACGCGACGGCCGGCCGGTTCCCGGATTGGTGCCCGGCGCTGGCGTTGGTATGGGAACGGGTTGCGGCAGCGGCTGCGGAATTGGCTGCGGTATGGGTTCAGGAACCGGACTCGGCACCGGCTCGGGGACCGGCACAGGCACCGGGCCGGGCACGGGTTCGGGCACGGGAACCGGCACAGGCTGCGGAACCGGACTTGGCGCAGGCTCGGGCGCCGGATGCGGTACAGGCTGCGGCAACGGAACCGGCACGGGCTGCGGCACTGGTTGAGGCACGGGGCGCGGCACCGGCATGGGCTGAGGTTGCGGCTGCGGCTCGGGCACCGGTCGCGGTTGCGGCGGCGCCCCCGGCACTGGAGCGGGCGCGGGGCGCGGCTCGGGTTCCGCTTCGGATGCCGGGCGCGGCGCGGGCGTCGGCGCAGGCTTCGGCACGGGAACCGGGATTGGTTGCGGCGGCAAGAACGGCGTAATCAGCACGTCTTTGCCCTTGCGCGCCGGGGACGTGAACAGATCGCCGACGGTCGGCACCTGCCCCGGATTCTCTTTCGCCCACTCGGCAATGTCGGGTTCGCTGATCGGCTGATACGGCAGGCCTTCATAGTCTGGCTGCGATGCCGCGTTCTTCCACGTCTCGTTGACGAGGCTGGTAATAGTCGAGGTGGGCAACGGCGCCGCCGCGACCTTCGACGGAATGCGCGGCCACAGCTTCGCCAGGTCGTCGGCCACGAGCGGCACGACTTCACGCTTGTACTGAAACAGCGTGTCCTTCCCGCTCGTCACGACGTTGCGATAGGTGACGCGCCCGCCGCTGCTCTTGATGGCAACCGTTCGTGATTCCGTGTAATGCAACGCGATCGGGTTGCCCGGTATGTTTCGCTCGGGCGCGAAATACAACACGTGCGAGTGAACGTTCGTATCGTTCTCGTTGATACACCCTGAGTTCAGGCCACAGTGCCCGAGGTAGTGGTACAAATACCACGCGAATTGCTGCGCCTGTTCAAGCGTGCTCGGCAGGATATCGAACGGCCCACGCGACATGTAGAAATTCGATGCGCCGAACCCCGGCGAGAATGGATAGCCGATGCAGGACGCATTGTTTGCCTGACACGTCCCGTTCCGATAAACCGGAATACCGGCTCGCGCGGCCCACAATTCCGGCTGCAACATCTTTTGCCGGGTCGGATCGATCGCGGCCGCGGGCGGCTGAATCGGCGCATAGCGATCGCCGATACTGGCGGGCAGCGCATCCACGTCGAGCGACACTTGATCGCCGCTCCACAGGAATTTCGCATCGCCCAACTGTAGAGCCGAGCCCACGGCAAGAATGCCCATGCCCGCCAGAATCGTCAGCCAGACCGGCGCGCCCGCGAATGCGAGCGCCGCAGCGGCCCCGGTTCCGACGACGTTCAACATGGTCGACGCCTTGCCCATACCCGCCAGCGTCGCCGCAATGCGGGGATCGGATGCGGCGATGCCGCGCGCGACGGCAAGACGCGTCAGGATGGCGGCCTGAGCGCGATTGATCACGAAGGTCTCGAGCGGCGCGAGCGCGGCCTGTGCATGCGCCTGCTGATTACACACCATCGCGAACGCCGCGAACAGCGCCAGCCAGACGCCGAGAATTCTCTTGCGCATGCTCATCCCATCAGAATCAGCGCGGCGCCGCCGATCGTGCCGACCGTCACGCAGAACTCGACGCAATACCAAAGCATGACTAGCTCTCCGAAGCAGATTCGAGAAAGCGACGCAACGCACGCAGCCCGTACGCGATCGCAAAGACAAGCAGCATGGCCGCCCCCACTTTCAGGCCCGCAGCGGCCCCGCCGTGCATCGGCACGTCATCCGCCGCACCGCCGTTCACGAGCGTCAGATGTACGACCTGTTGCACGCCCATCGAGCCATCGGACAACGCGCAGGGCGTTTGCCCCGTGCCCGCCGGCGCACTGGCCGCGCTGCCGCACACGATCACGTCGATTCCTTGCGCCGCGCGTGCGCCGAATGCGACACCAACAAGCGAAGCAACCACCAACCGTTTCATTGGCTTCCACCCAAGAAAAAGCCCCCGGTACGCGCGCACATACCAGGGGCTCGTGAGTTCACGCGATCAGCGACCGAGGAAGCTCTTCACCGCGCGATAGCCGAACATCGCAGCCGACACTGCGAGCACCGCACCGCCGACGAGCGCGATATTCGGACCGATACCGGTAATCGAGCTCACGACCGGGCCGACGTCCATCGCCACGACCGGCACGTCCGCCGCGAACGCACCCATGCTTGCCGTAGCGAGCGCCGCAACTGCAACCAGCTTCTTCATTTGATTTTTCCTCTCAGGTTCAGGCCCGGTAGTAAGAGAACCGCCCGTGTGGGCCAGCTTCGAGCGATCCGGTTTCCTTCTCGGATTACGACGAAGCAGCCGCGGCCTTAGCGGTCGGCCGACCAAACGGCGCAAGCGACACGATGCGAGGTTCGAGCTTGCCTTCCATCGACTGCTGAAGCGCGAACTCGGCGAGATAGTCGCCCGGTACGGAATCCTTCAGGGCAGCCGGCAAATTGATCGTGCCGACGAGGATTTGCTTACCCTCGCTGTTCTCTTGCTCGAGCACGCATTGCGCCGTGTGAATCTCCCACGGCTGGCCGGTGCGCTTCGAGATGCCGCCGCGCTGGATCACTTGGAGAATGGTCAACTTTTGCTTGCTCATGAAGACTCCTTGTTAGGACTACTATACGTAATGACTAGAGCCGCTCCAGCTCCAGCTACATGCGCGACGTACGCGCGAATCGAAAAAGGTGGACGCTGGGTCAGCCGTCCACAAAGCGCCGCGCTATCCGAGGGTGAGAAAAGTGCGCGACGCACCGGGAACTGCAATTCTTCAGAACCGCTTCTCTTCGGTGTTACGCATGCAGCCAGTCGAACGCATGGATGCGATGCTCCGGCGCCACGCAACCCCCGCTCATTGGCCGCTGAATAGTGATCGCGATGCGGCTATGGTGATCACTCGTTGGCGATATGCCAGCGTTACCAATCGGTCGAATTTCAGGTCTTTCATCTTCTACCCCGCTACTTGTGGTTGATTGATATAGCCCCGCGCTCAATAGGCGATCGGTGTGGTAAAAAATCGCCGCATACGATTACAACAACACCGGGCCAAAATGAACTCCGAACAACTCGCCTACGACGTGCTCAGCCGCATTACGCTGACTTGGGCAGCACTAACGATCGAGGCCCGACTCCTGATCGCCATTGCACTTGTTGCGGTCTTCGTTGCCTTTCGATCGAATCGCCGACGCGCGCAACTACGTAGGCAAAAAGAACTCGATCCGATCAAGCGAGCGATCTACAACCCCAAGCAGTTCCGCCGCCCCCGTTGACTCATAAACGGGGCCAGATTCTTCCTTTCCCCATAGCCTGCTAGACTTCCGATAACGCCACGGAAATGGCGTTTTCTCCACAATTCAATGATATGGAGAAAACGCCACACACGTCAAGGGAAAAGTATGGATATCGCTGAACTGCTGGATGCCGCCAAGCGCAAGCAAGGCTCGAATGCGGCCGTAGCGGAAAAGCTGGGGTACCACTACACCAAGCTGTCGCACTGGCGCTCGGGGCGCTACAAGCCCGATGCAACCGAAATCATGATGCTGGCCGAAATGGCCGGCTTGCCCGCGTTCGAAACGCTTGCGCAGATCGAGAGCCAGCTCGACACGGAGCGTGCGTCAGTATGGCAACGTGCTTTAGGGAATCTGCGAGCGGCGGGCGTAGCGGCGACTGTGGTGCTTGGCGCTACCGCCGTGGCGAGCTTGACCTCGAAGCCGGCTGATGCGGCTGAGAAAGCCCAAGAAAACAAAGACTTGGCGCGCCCGGCTGGGATCGAACCAGCAACCCCTGCCTTCGGAGGGCAG